GATAACTTCTTTGATCTTAACATTCCTTTTCAGGAATTAGCGTTTTCATGGCTTCGTGTTCATCCTACAATTGCAAGCTCATATCAAGCTTGGGAGCGTGGTGAATATCCTGCTGAAACTCAGTTCTACGTAGCTGATGATGAAATCGAGAATGCTGTTCTCTTCAAGAAGAAGCAAATGATTAACAAAGCTATTGTTAAGTTTGACAGCATGACTCCTGAAAGAAAAAGAAAAGTGGCACGTTTGTTGGGACTACCTGTAACTGATGATACTAAAGAGGAAGCAGTTTACAACCTTGTAGACAATGTCCTAAAACAAACCGAATTTAAAAACGGTAAGTATCAAGGGTTAAATCCTGTTGAAGTGTTCACTCGCTTCGCAGACATGAAGGATAACTTACTCCATATCAAAGACTTAGTGAAACAATCTCTTCTTCACTCAATATATAGATCTAAACCTAACGGTAAAATTTATGAAGGTGAGTTTGAAATAGCTAAGGATGAAGATGATTTAATTAAATTGCTTGTTGATGATGATAATCAAGACTTGCTCTTGACTCTCGAAGCTAAGCTAAAAACTAAGAAATTGGCTGCAGTATGATACCAGTAGATAGTTTATTATATAAGATAGACCAAAAACTAAATAAACTATCAACTAATATACACCAGCAAATTAACTTGGAAGATAAAATTCTGGCTCTCAATGAGGCCCAGATTAAGCTGATAAAACAAAAGGTTGATGGTTTTAGTGTGGTAAGTGGAATGGGACTCGATGCTTTTAAGAAGCGTTACGAGGACCTCCAAAGCTTGGTCATAACATACAACAATCAACCTCTTGATCTCACTCTCAAGAACGAAGAACTAAATCAATGGTTTGCTAATCTGCACCTACTTGTTCCTAAGTACATGTTCTATTTAGATGCATATGTACTAGCTGACAAAGGGGTGTGTAAGGATAGAAAGATCTGGATTAACAGAGACTTAGCTAAACATGGTGACCTTCAGTTCATTCTGAACAATACACATTATAGGCCGTCTTTTGAATATCAAGAGACTTTCAACTTCCTCTCGACAGATGAAATATCCATCTTTACAGATGGTACGTTCACTCCGAGTAAGATATATATTTCCTACATGCGCTATCCTGTATACATTAATAAAGAAGGATACATCATGTTAGACGGTGAACCATCATTTGACCAAGACTGCGAACTTGAACTCTATCTAGAGGATGAGTTGTTAGACTTAACAGTACAAAACCTAGCAATGTACACAGAGAACGCTGCTGCTGTTCAAAGTGCACAGTTCAGGATACAGACAAACGAATAAATTTTTCAATCACCTAAAATAAAGCAAAATGGCTGATTTTTCATTAACTACGCTTTTCGTAGTTCCAGTAGGGCAAACTGCGCTCCCTAGTTCTGGATCTACGCAAAACTTAACAGCTGGACAGTTTGGTATTTTTAAATCCGACTACACTCTAGCTACAGCTGCAAACATTGCAGCGTCTCCCTATTTTTACATTGCGCAGGGCCGTACAAACACTTATCTGCAAGGCTCTAAGCGTTCAGATAAAATTAAAGGCTGTCCTTCAGGATCTGGTTGTAACAGCAATGTAACTGAGTGGTACAAAGTGGACGGTTGTCCTACTCCTCTCACTCAAATTACAGACGTTGTTAACTGGAACGCACAGTGTGGTGATATTATCACTGTAACACTTCGTGCTCACTCTAGCTACCTTGACACCTTGTATTTCAACGGTTTCACTCGTTCAGTAACTGTAAACGCACCTTGTTGTGATTGCGGTGGTGATCCTTGTACTAACGTTGATGTACCTGCTTTGATTGATGATGTTATCTATCACTTCAATCTTCAAGCTCCTGGTAACAACCCTGACAACATCACTTTCTCTGACTTCTATCAGTTCCAGAGAATTGGTAACGACCAAAACGCATTCTTGCGTATCACTGGTAAGCCTCTTACCAAATATGGTCAGCCTTGTGATGTGGCAGCATTTCCTTTCGAGTATGACAGAATGTGGTTCCGTACATTCGTATTTAGCGGACCTGCAACCACAGCTGACTTCATTGTAGCTGATCCTTGTAACACTGTTGCTGATCCTGTTGTAGTACAGCGTTCTTCTTACGCTTCTGGTACTTCTGCAGAGATTGCACAATTAGAGAAAAACTTCTACAGCTACCAAGCTGGTTACTTGAAGCATCTCTACAGGATGAACGGTTACAATGAGAACTTTGAAAGCTGGGTGAGTGATGGTACTACATATACCACTTACTACATCAAGTTTAATGAGTTCGACAAGTCTGCTTATCAGTGGGGCGATTATATCTATGAAGACAGCACTGTAATCATTGCTCTTCAAAAGGATAGCGCTATGGAAACCGCTGTGGAAGCAGTTCTTGTGGCAGGTCTTGGTGCAGTTGTTGCTCAGAACGGTGCGTGTGTAACGACCACTTCTACAACAACCACTGTATGGCCTTCTACTACTACAACATCAACCTTGATTCCGTAATAGTAGGCAAGTAACATAGATTATATAACCTAAGCCAGAGGTGAGAGGATACTACTCAATCCTCTGGCTTATTTATTTAAAGCAACATGGCAGATTTAAAACTAGACATATTAGTAATCCCAACATACAATGTAACAACTCTTGGGGTTGCTGATGCTTCCGTTTACCCAACTAATCCACCTGTTGTTTCTGGTGCTACAATTGAAATTACGGTTCCTGGATTTGGAACATTCTATAAACCATTCAGTGTTAACGACTTTAACATATTTACAACATCAAACTTAGGAATAAGCCCCGTAGGTGTAGATCAACCTCTGCCTGATGGGGTTTATCGTTTAAGATATTCTGTAGCTCCTGCATACATAAACTTCGTAGAGAGGTCAATTATGCGTGTGGAGCAGTTACAGGAGAAGTTTGATGGAGCATTTATGAGGCTTGATATGATGGAATGTGATAGAGCTATCAAAACACAAGCATTTGTGGATCTCAACTCTATCAACTTCTTTATGCAGGGAGCCATTGCTGCTGCAAACAACTGTGCTGATATTGAAGCAACAAGGCTTTATACTCAGGCAGATATGATGCTGAATAACTTTATAAAAAACAATTGTGGTTGCTCTGGAACCAACTACATAATAAACTTCTACTAATATGGCTATGTGTAAAAACTGTGGAGCTAAGGTTGGATGTGGATGTCAATTGATTAACGGTCTTTGTGCAGCATGTAATGGTGCTATAAAACAAGGAAGAAAACTTATAAGAAATGTTATCACCCAGGCTTACAAGTTGTCCAGAATGCGCTAGTATTCCAGCATTAATTGCTGATATAGATTGTAAACTAGCTTCTCTTGCAAACAACTTATACAACAATGTTGTGTTTATGTTGAACCAGCCTGTGCCTGGAGGGGTAATGCTGGCTCTTATAAACTACAGAAGAATACTTGCTTATAAGTATTGTAACCCCGATTATGCTGCTCCATTCACGGTGAACATGATTGCGAGTAGAGTAAAACTTTTAAAATATAAATAAATGTCCAACATTTGTTCAAATTGCTATAACGGTTGTGTAGAAACAATATCTGATCAATGCGTAAGATATACGGGTGTAGATGTTCCTATTTTGGGAATCAAGACAGGAGACTCTCTTTCGTATGTTGAGCAAGCATTGATTACGTTTCTCACATCAACTCTCGATGGAACTGGAATAATCCTACCCATCAACCCTCAAATTATTTGCGAGATTGTAAGTAAGAATCTTGTATCATGTGAAGACCTTAGTCTTCCAAATGTCATTAGTGCAATTATCCAAGCTGTATGTGAATTAGACACACGCGTTACTGCTCTAGAGGATGATTTTGCTGCTTTAGAAGCATCTTACAGTGTAGGATGTCTTACAGGTGTAACTGGTTCCTCTGGAACACATGCAATTCTGCAAGCTGTTATTACAAAGCTTTGTGGCTTAGAGGTAGAGCTTGATGCTCTTTCTCTTAATGTAAGCACGAACTATGTTAAGCTTTCTGATCTTAACTCTCTAATTGCAGCCTATTTAACTAGCGTTGGAACTAGCACTAAGTATTACAACCGCATGGTTCCTTATGGTGTTGTAGAGTTCTACGGATCTCTTACAGGTAAGTTTGATGGTACAGGTGCTGGTATTGTTGGAACTGATTGGGAGAAAATCTACCTCTGTAATGGTAACAATGGCACTCCTGATAAAAGAGGACGTGTACCAGTTGGTGCTACAACAGGTATGGGTGGAGGATCTTTCAACCCTGCAGTGGACCCTGGTGTAGCTGGTAACCCTAGCTATGCTCTATTAGGAACTGCTGGTTCTAACACTGTAACTCTTTCAGCTACAGAGATTCCTGCTCACTCTCACACAGCTACAGCAACTGTAACTGATCCTGGACACTTGCATACAATTTCATATGCCCATGGAGAAGCTGATCAGAATGAGCCTGGTGCATATGGTGACCTTATGGATATGAATGGCATAAAAAGTTCGTCTACTAGTACAAACACAGCATTCACAGGAGTTTCTGTTGCAGTTAGTGTTGGTTCTACAGGAGGCGGATTAGCCCATGCTAACTACCAGCCTGGTCTGGGATGTTACTACATCATGTATATTCCTTAACAGTTAAACTCTTTATATAAAATGATATACCTTCCACAAAATCCATGCTGTACAACGATTCCAGTTGTTACCTGCGGATGTGATCCTTGTAGTACGCCCCTTACACCAACTAACAATGTTGCATACAGCGGACCTAATTTATCTTGTACATTAATTGCAACATATGACACAGCAACCGTGGCTTTCCAAAAGATTGACACTCAAATCTGTAGTCTTAAACAACAGATCTACAATCTTCAGGTGGCCTTAGGTAATTGCTGTCCAACAACAACAACAACATCAACTTCCACAAGTTCGACAACCACAACAACTACAACAATAGCTTGTCCTTCTTGTGCGTTCTACTCTGTGACCAATTCAACTGTTTCACCTGTTAATATATCTTACTATCAGTGTGGAGGAATTCTTGTAAACACTTCTGTAGCAGGTCCTAGCATCATCTACGTATGTGCTTGTACAGGAACATTAGTGGTGCCTCCTATACCAGGTGTGTCATCAGCTAATCTTGGAGTGTGTCCTACAACAACCACAACAACAACAACAGCACCTGCTACAACAACAACCACTACAACCGTAGGGTAAAATAATAAAAAAGCTCTGTTTGTTGGTTTTCAGGGTTTCTCCCTGGGGTTTCTACCCTGGGGAGTTTTTTTATTTATAACTAAGTTGGTTAGAATGGATAACCAGAAAGGTTAAAATAATTTGGAAAATACCAAAAAACCTTCGTACCTTTAGGGCAATTTTAATTTAAAAAAGTTGTAAATGCCTGAAAATCAATCCCTTCTGCAACAACTGGAGCAAATGCTCCACTGGAAAAAGAGCAAAAAGTTCTATGCAGACAAACTAAACATCACAGAGAACGAGGTGGATGAGTTACTGAAGGGGTTGAGAGGATCAGAAGAAATACAAAATGATGCTGAGATTTCAAACTACATTGGAGAGTTAGAAGACCATGTAGTAAGGTTTTTAGAGGATATACAGAAAGGAACAGGTGAGGTGGTATTCAACTCTAAAGATGAAATCAAAAGCTTAGATGAGTTAATTGAGAAGTGCAACATTGACACAGAGAAGTGGGAGATAACTAAATACGTACAGAACTACTGGGGTAATGGAAACAGTCCTCATTGGCAAGTAAAAGCATGGTTGGGTAAGAAGAAGGATGAACAAGTGTTTCAAGACAGCTTCATCTCCTTCCTAGAAAACTATAAGCCAGTATCTCCAGAAGTAATGGCTCCTAAGTATGAGAAGGGTAAGAAAGATGCTTGCCTAATCATCAACAAACAGGATTCCCATTTAAACAAGTTAGACATAGGAGGAGAGAATGATATAGAACAGCGCTTTGGTGATTTCATCCAGAGGGTGGAAATAATCTTAAATCAAGCTTCCCTATCTAACAATCTCACAGATATCAAATACATCATTGGTTCTGATGAGTTTAACAGTGAGTTCACCAATGCAACTACAAAAGGTACACCACAACAAAACATCCTTTCGTATCACGATTCTTTTCAGGCAATATGTGATCATGAAGTGAGCGTGATAAACCTGCTCCTTCAGAAAGGAGAAAATGTGGATGTAATCTTTGTAGCTGGCAATCATGATGAATATGTAGGATGGCATTTAGCCAGTTGGTTACAAACCTATTTCAGAAATGAGGAGCGTGTATTCTTTGACATCTCTCCAAGGTATAGAAAGTATGTGAGCTATGGTACATCAGCATTAATGTTTAACCACGGAGATGCTCTAAAACCTGCAAAGCTTGCTGGCTTGTTCCCTATGGAATTTAAGAACGGATGGTCAGAACACGATAATTTCTACATATTTACAGGTGACAAACACCATGAAATGAGTCTTGATTTCAATGGTATTAAATTCTATCAACTACCTGCATTCTCTACAGCCAAGAGTTCTTGGGATGATAAGAATGGATA